TATGTAGATTCTCCCTTTTATAATATTTAACTAACCAAACAAAAATAATTATCGATAAACAATACTTTCAACTTTTATTAACGCATAATAGCTTAATCGAATTTAACCCTTTTTGAGATTTATGTGGGAAATAAGCAAATTTCGCACTTAAATATAGCTCAATGTTTTTACCGCTTATTTGAAAGAAGAAGTCATTTTTTATGAAAATCGTCATTCTCAATAATTCTAAAGATAATAATCTGTTGTAATCTGTATCAATCTGCTAAACCCCCACAATTCAAGAGATAGCTATAATTATTTGTCTGTTTTAATCTTTTATAATCTATTTTAATCTCCACAAAAAACGGGTATCGTGGCGGGTAACCTCTTTTCATTACCCGTTACCCGTATGCTTTCTGACTCTAAAATCAAGACCTTAAAGCCAACTGATAAAATGTATCGCATTCTTGACGCTGAACGTCTGTATATAGAAGTGCGACCGTCAGGTAAAAAAATATGGCGCTTTAAATATACTTTAAATGGCAAGGAAGGAACTATTAGTTTTGGTGAGTACCCGTCTGTATCATTAGCTGATGCCAGGAAGCGAAAAGAAGACGCAAAGGCCTTACTTGCAAAAGGCATTAATCCGGTTGAAGACAGAAACCAAAAGGAAGAAGAAAAACGTGCTGCAACGAATAACAGCTTTAAGGCTATTACTGAAGAATTTATTAAAGAAAAGATGAAATACAAATCTGAAGGATATGTGGATCGTTTTAAGGGGGCAATGGAACGAGATATTTACAAGATAATTGGAAGTAAGCCAATCAAAGAAGTTAATTCGGCTGATGTTCTCCAAATCATGAAGAACACTATGGAGCGAATTAAAAAACAAGATAACTTTGCTACAGGTGAAGCTGCAGCCAATCTGAATAGGCGCTTTATTGGGCTAGTCATGCGCTATGCAATTGTAACACTACGGACTGATACAGACCCGACCTATGCAGTTAAAGAGGCTATTGAAAGCCCGCAAGTAGAACATGCAAGACCACTTGAGCCGCACGAACGGACTATCCTTCGGACTAACATTGATACTTATAAAGGCTCTTCTACTGTTAGAAATGCCACACTAACCTTGCTCTACTCAATGTTGAGAACAATTGAAGTAAGAAAAATGGAGTGGCCATTTGTGCAGTTTGATGACCGGATAATTAAATTCCCTAGATCATCTCGCCGGAGAAGGCAAGAAAGGTCAATGAAGATGGATAGAGTTCATATCGTACCTATGTCTGATCAATTGTATGAGATATTGAAAGACCAGTATGCAATCACTAAAGGGCAAAAGTATGTATTTGCTTCTCCTCAGAAACGTGACTGTATGATTTCTAGGACAACGTTAAATAAAATGCTTACTTATATTGGTTTAAATGATGTAACTGCCCACGACTTCCGTGCGACCGCATCTACCCTGTTATATGAGAAAGGTTATGAAGAGGCATGGATTGAAAAACAGCTTGCTCATGCAGAACAAAATAGAACAAAAGCATCGTACGACCATTCACAGCACTTAGATGCTAGACGGAAAATGATGCAAGATTGGGCTAATATTGTAGATAGCTGGAAAGACTAAAAACTTTGCTTCTTATCAAAGGTCCATCTTTTGCCATTGTAAGTCACAGTTCCATCTAAATTAATGGTCAACTCTTTTAATGAGTAGTCATAAACTTTAAGGATATTACCGCCCTTATCAATATCAGCCAAAAGATCAACTTCTTTTGTATTTGCAAAATCATACGCCTTGATCATCACTTGCGTCATTTTTAGAACTCAAATTGCTTTTACGCATAATGATACTTGAATATTGTTATTGATTGAATGCGCTGTGCACCCTGAAAACAGAATGCACAGTAGGCAAATTAGTAGCGTAAGCTTTGATCTTTTGCAGTGAAAGATTTTCATGACAGAAACAACTTTTTCTCAGCTGCACGACGGTTTACTAATCCTTTAATCAATTTACCGTTGTCATAAACCCACTTGTCAAATTGATTGGCCGCGCCTGCAAAATTACCCGCATTAAGTGATTTCAACATTGTGCTTTTAGAAAACGCTGTTTCCCCTACGTTGTAAACAAATGAAGCCAATGCATCAAACTGGTTTTGGGTAGGTTGAAATTTTAAGTACTTATCTAAACAAGCATCAACCCAAGCACAATCGTTTTTCAACCATTCTTCAGCTTCAGCCATTGTACACATATCACCTTTCTTAACACGTGTACCGTTTGGATATTTAATGGTGCCGTATCCGATCGTCCAGACACCGCCAGTATCCTGGTATGCCTTTGGCTCAAACCCTTCAAAAGATTTAATAAGTTTATATCCGTTTTCGGATATATCGCGAAAGCCTGTTACAGCATCACTCATCTTATACCCAATGACTTGAGCAAATGTTTTTAGGCCATTCATCGCGATAATTGAATCGCCTGCTGTAACTTGTTCTTGAGTTAGCTTGCCGCCAGACATAGCACGAAGCCATGAATATGCTTGCGCAATTTGCTCTGCATTATCTACTGACATTTGCCCTCTCCTACTTGAATATAGCCTTGAACGCTTCTTTGATTTCAAAAATTAATTCACCCATGGTTTTACCCTTCCACAGTTGAATTGCTTGATACCATATCCCTATGAGCAACATCCCAAAGACGGCAAAAATTAACATCACAAAGCCCTGTGCCATATGTGAGTAGCGACTTAATTCAAAGTATTCAATAAAGGCTGAACCGCCATACAGACTTATAGTGATGCTTATAAATAGTTTTAAAATGACACTACGGTTGATTTTAATCATTCCATCGGTATTGATATCACCACTTAACATGAGAGCAAGAATCCCGCCCATCACTGCTGCCCAAATTTTTAATATCCAAGGAATGGATTTAGCTGATAAAGGGTCGTTCATTTTTGCCACCAATCTAATGTTTTCATTATTTTATGGATTGGTTTAATTTAAGTATCGTTTTCTGTTGACAGTAAAAAGCCCCGAAATACTCGGGGCTTTTTATTTAGGTTGATTTCTATTTGATAACTGTAAGGTATACAGTGGTACTAATTGTGCTGGCGGTATTAGATAGGTCTTGATAATAGATAGTGACCGTATCAGCGGCAGTAACCTTTGCGTAAAAACGGCCCTGAAATGGTGATATTGTCGAATCTATCATAACTTGGTCCCCTATAGCTGCGTTAGCTATAGTGCGTGTTGTTGTATAGGTTCCGTTGGCAGAAATAGGGAAACTAAAATTAGGATAGCTTTGTTTAATGTATCTAGCCTTGCTGTAATACTGCCAAATCGGAGTCAATTCGGCAGAGAAACCAATTGTTTTCCAGTAGCCTGCGTCTGAATCGGTTCTGTATAAATCTTCAGAAGATATGTATCGATCATTGTTAACAGTCACTACTGGTGAAAGAGATTCTGTAATTCGAATGTTTGTTTTGGTCGGCGCTTTTATACGGTTAGAACCGAGTTTAATTGCTGTGTTTAACCCTCGATTCGTATTTTGATTCTCAATTCCTAACGACTCATGGACAATATCATTATCATCTATATCAACAATAGAATCACCGCTTAAGGATATACCTGCGGGACGTTTAGTCGTTAGCCCTCTAAGAGCAAAATCACTAAGTTTATTGCCTTTTATCTGAGCACCTAAAGCCCCCCTAACATGTAAAGCACCACATCTGTTTCCGTTAAATTTACTATTTACGAATCCGTTAGAGTTATAAAAAAGCGCATCTGTAATACCTGGGCAGTCTACAATGTCAGAGTCCACTAATTGTGCTGTGACATTCAACCGCCCTTGTATTTTACAATCGCGCATTTTAAGTTGCAGAGGAATAGAGCCCGTTAGTGTGAATGCGTTCGGCACTGTAGGTGAACCTGCATAAAAAGGCATAATAAAATTTGATTTATACGTACTGATGTCTGAATTTACAGAATATAAGGAACCATCTATAGTACAATTATCGTATGAAGTTCCTTGCGAATCCTCCATAATTATAACTGAAACATCTTTCTTCGAGTTAAGTGCGACTAGATTATTAAATAATGCGTCTTGAGCACCAAACATTACACGTACACCAATGTGAAAACCAGTTATAGTATCGAATAAAGATTTGCAATTCCTTGTTTTTGCTCCAAAATAGATAGCGGCCCCTTCTTTATATCGGACTCCTCCTTCGATTAAATCAAAATATTTAAATGTATTTTTAAAGCTTATGAAGTTATTGCTTCCGAGATAAGTGACCAGAGCACCATCTGAATGCGTTCTCACATTAAACTGAGAGTAACTTACTGAACAATCAGTCGTCCCATAGTTAAAATGTATACATGTACCTTGGTCCGCTAGTGTCCCAATATAGTGGACGTTGTAACAATAGTTATGAATAATCTGAATTAAATTTTTAGTGTCACTCGTTGCTTGACCATTTGTGATGTTTTTAAATTTAACATTTGAAGATAGATTACACGCTAAATTATAAGAAACACTTAACTTCTGTGTGGTGTCAAAAAGAACTGTGTAATCTTTAAAATTGAACTCATCATCATAAATTTTAAAAATTTGACTCAGCGTAGCGGACCCTTTTTCAAGGCAAGGCAGTTCTAAAGTAACAGTGCTGTTAATTGGATCAATAGAACCAACGACATTCATTTGGCATGTCCACCCAAGTTGGTCCTTATATAAAGCGATCCCCTTCAACATCTCATCAATGTTGGCCCAAGGTGTGATATAAAAACGGTTGTATAAAAACACCTTATCACCAACATTCAACTTTGAAGTATCAGCAACTTTAAAAGTATATGCACCTTTAACAAAATCTTCAGTTACCGTAACGCTAGTCATCTGTTTTGGCGCAATTCCAAGTGTAGTTCCTTTTAAAACTGCACCGTTTCCGTTGACAGTACATGATTTATTTAAAATTACTGTCTCGGATAAAATATACTCTTTTCCTGCTCGCAAATTGATAGCAGAAGGGTTAGTATCCCTAAGCCGTTTAAACGAAGCCGTATCATCTATATCACTGCTTAATTTATAAAAATCAGGAAAGCTTTTAGGGTCTAATAAATCGTTAATCTCTTGTTGGTTTTTGCCACTAGCATCGGCTATCAGTTCTGCTAACCACCCTCTTTCGACCACAATAGTTTCTAATCTATTCGTAAGATCTTTGGCAAAAGCGTCAATTTGATCTAAAGCTAGTCCCTGATCTCGAATTTGCTCTTGTAAAGCTAAATCAAGTAATTCAAGGGCTTTTGCACGAGAAAGTCTTTCAAACCCTAACGAATGAGCCCATTCTTGCAAAATGGCGGTTAGCTTATCTAAGGAACGTTCAATAGCATCAGGATAGAAATTATCATAATTCGTTATGTCTAATTGCTGATCAACAGGTGTTTCCCCTGCAATATAAAATTCAAATCCTACTTCAGGGGCTGTTAAAAAGGTAATATACCCGCCTAAGTTGTCAGGGTTAATCGTTACGGAATAAAGACTCTCATCAATATTTTCAAAGTCAGCGCCCACTTGGTGCTTAACTGAAACACCGTTAGCGTCCTCTTGATCGAAAACCCGGAAGGTAAAATCAAAGCGTGTATTAATACCATTGCCTTCATACAAAGGACTAAGCCGCTCAGAAATAGAAACAGTCATAAAAACACCAATAAAAAAGGCCGTATTCTCTACAGCCAATTTTAGGTAAGCTCACAAATAAATAGTTGGTTGCTAGTCTTGTGCTGTCAACAGGTGCTTTTCATTAATTGATTTTAAAAGCCATTCGACAAATTCATGGGGATTTTCGATACTTGGGCTTTCTAATGGGTCTATAACTAGAAAATAATCATCAATGTAATATTGACTACCACTTTGCGAAAAATAAGGAAGTACTTGCCTGTGTATTTTTTCAGATAAGAATATTTCTACTTTTCTTGCATTGGTTTCGTTTTCTAATTTTTTATAATCAACGTTATTTAAAAATTCATTATATAACTTTTCAATTTTACTTTTTTGCGACATTAAAGCTCCTACATTAGTTGTGTTAATAAAAAACCAGTTTTAGATACAAAATCTTCAACTGACAAGACAAATAATAACAAAATGAATACTCTTGTCAGTTGACATTTTGTAAAATTTAAAATGCTAAATCTAATGCTTCTTCTTCGGTATCAGCAAATCCGACCACTTCTTGTCCTAGGTTTTGAACACCTTCCCACAACAATTGATTGCTTGAAGCATCGTATTTATAACTTTCAGCACCTACGAGCAATTCTTTATCGCTTTTTATAACGATAAATTCTTTACCACCTTGTCGAACGTTGCCTTTACCTAAATAGAAACCGTGACCTAGCTTTTTAATGACTAAATATCTCATGCGAAAAACTCCGTAATTTGGTTAGATATTGAACTAACAAAACTACGGAGTCAACTACAATTTTTAGGCAAATCGTTGTTATTTAATGGAAAATAACACTTGATAATTTCTTATCATTCTGGTGCATGTTTCCCTGTTACCGTACCGCGTGTTGCATCGTAAATACTGTCTGGTGCATCTTTCTTGCCTTGAGCTACATCAAGCCAATAACCAGAAGGTTTACCAAGTACAGCAAACGGTATGCCCGTAACGAGAGTCGCTGTATTCATTAAATCTTTTGAAGCTTTACCTTGGTTAACTTCCTTATCCTCATCCAAAGCACGTCTTGCATGCTGAATTAATGAAAGCCCACTCTCACCCATGCTAAACACTGGTGATGCTGTGTAGCGGTCGTTCACAATGGTATCGTCTGTATTGCTGATTGCAGCATTTACCACATTACCTGCATACGGGACAAAAGCCGCTAGCATTTTTAATTGTGAAAGCGCAAGTTTTGCAGATAAGTCATCCCACTTGTTATCGTCATCGTCCTCATCTTTTAGACCGCCTGCGAAGATAACCCCAAGCAATTCAGACAGCATCGAAGGAATGGAGATCATCATTAACGCCACATACGCCAAGCGTGGCGATGCTTGCACCCATGAGCCGTTGCTTGCCTCTAACGCTAACTTAGCTTCTGACATTGATGTGTTCCAAACCATATTGAACCAATTGTAAAACATCAAAAACATTCGTTTAGCAGGTGTACCGCGTTCAAGATTTGAAATACCTTCTGGTGACATATCTGTCATGTATTGTCGAATAACCGCATCCGCTGCATGCACTGCTTCATATTGAGTCATGCCTTGTTCTGTGTAATGGTTAAACGCTGCTTGCCAAGAGATCATTTCCATTGGTCTTTGTATCGTTGTCTGCAATACATACGCGTGCTTCATGGTGAAATCTTTCACTGTTTGAATTGCACCCTTTTGAAAAACAATCTCATCCACTGCATAACGGTATTCATCCGCTGCACGGTCGAAACGGGTTTTCATGAAATCAGACATTTCCATGATGTTATTTGCCATGTCTTCACGGGTAGCAACTGAAGCAAAATAATGGGCCTGAGCTTTTAGCAATTGTTTCGGCGGTACTGCAACAGCAACTTGTGTAAAGCCTGTGAACTGCTCAACAGCATTTTTTAAGTTACCCGCCATAATCGCGATACCCGTATTGCGGCGAAGTGTGCGGAAAATATTATCTAGCAAACTAACGCCTGAGCTTTCATCAACAGTCTGATTTGCGATTGCTTTCAACCAAGGGTTAAAGACTTGTTTAACCCCAAATGGCAATACGCGCTCAATCTCATTTCTAAAATCTTTGTTCAGCAATAAACGTCCGATTTGTCGAATCTGTAATTCAAGATGAATATAGCGCAATTCTTTATCAAGATGACTTGGTAACCGAGACATATCTAGCTCAAGTTGATCGTGGTAACGATCTGCACGTGACTTGGTAAAGTTCGCGCCAGTCGTGGCGATATCTAACGCAGCTAAGTTATTTTCAGCTAAGTTTTTATCTTGAATGCGGTCTTGCTCATTTGAGCGAATGCGGTCGTAAGCAGCAGGCACATAACCGCCTTCATACTCACCAAATGGCGTACTAATAGGTGTACGTGGTAATTCGTCAAAATAGCGACCGTTAATTTTTTTATGTGTGATTTGTGCTTGCTCTTTGTATTTGTCAAAAAGATTCCAGAGTTTTTGGATGTTATCCATATCTTTTTTGGTAATCACTCCCTCTTTAACCATCCGGCTAAAGAATTGATCCCATGCGCTGAAATCGACAGAACCATCTTCTAAACGCGCACCCCACCCATAACCTAAAACAAGACGCTCTTTGTTGCTTAAATTACCTGTATGCAAAATTGCATGGAGCAAAGATTGCTTGCCCACGAAAGTAAAGTTATTTAGTTCTGGTGCAGCAATTTTTGAATTATCGAGTTTGCCAAATCCTTCAAAAATATCGACCACGTCTTTAAGCATTTTGGCTTTTTCAATACGGTACTTAGCCAAGGCATCTTGCATAGGATTAATTAGATATGTACGGAATTTGCCACTAGCGCCGCCGTCTAACCAAGTCACCACCTGGTCGACACGTTTTGCGGAGGCACCTAATTCCATGAACTTAGCTTTAAGTTCTGCGGTCTTATCTCTACCTAATAAAGTTTGCTGAATCTTTTCAACGCTTTTCTTACCGCCTGTTTGCTGAATTAGTTCTTCACGGACCTGTTCACGCTCAAAGGCTTCATTGGTCGTATGCCAAATCTTGTTTTCTTTAGATCGATGCCAAAGTGTTTCGACCGCAGCCATAACTGCATTGAACTGTTCAAGCGTTAATTCGCGATAGTTTTGGTTTTCAGGCAATGCGCCTATGTTTTGTATTTCGGCATATGTGGTCGGGTCATATTTACGAATCAATTCTAGTTGATGCTCGTAATTTGTTGATTCGCGGCCAAGATCATATTTGCCCAAAATGCCGCGGGCAGCGGTCACAAAATCAAAGTCACGGTTTTTAGATAACTTCTCGTTATTTCCAAAAACCTTTTTGACTAAATCAAGGTGTTTTTGAATCTGGTCTTTTGCATCATAACTGTATTTGGTTGCATAGAACTGAACCAATTGATTGCGCTTATGGCGCGCGGCTTCTACCGTCTCCCCCTTTCTAAATGCTTCATTTGCCATGCGCCCTAAACGAGCATCATCTTGTGCACGTACATGCGGTCGAATATCTTTAATTTTTTGGCGCTGTACAATGTCTTGAGCAACTGTCTTTGCGGCTTCATTCAAAGCAGACTTGCGGCCAAGTAAACCGTTTAGTGCAGCCATTTCAGCGGAAAGCATACGCGCACGAACATCATTGTGTAATGCGGCTTCGACTGCTTCTATAATGCTTTGCTGATCGAAAAATTCAGAATATTGTACAGCCATACGCGCATCGGTGAGCTCGTCAATTTTTTGCTTAGGACTCGGTGAATTAAGCAGGTCTCGTATCAATGCATCGCCGCTTTCATACCCGAACATTTCAGCAACGACATCGGGGTTTTCACCTCCACGCTGTGCAAAACCATAAGCGCCTTTAGAAATGCTTTGGTAAATATCGCTGTCTCGTCCGTACTTGGCTTCAATCCAATCTAGTGATAACTTGCCTTTGGTTGTGCGACCTTCTGCATAGCGTTGCAGTAAATCCATATCATGCGAATAATCTAATAATTCAGGATCCACTTGCGTTGAATATTGATTAACGCCGCGCAACTGTTCCGCAAATTTATCTTCAAGTTCTCGGGTATCAAATTTGCCGTGTTCATCTAAAGTTAAATACCCTTCTTCACTAAGCTTCTCAGCCATTGATTCAATCGACAGGCCTTTAACTTTTGACTTTGAAGAACGTACGACAGGCTTTTTGCCTACGCCCGATTTAGTTTTAGCGGCTTCATCTATGCCCCAAGTGCTTTCTACTTCATTGGCATCAAGCCCGCCGAATTTAGCAATCGCTTCAAATAGATTGTCGCGTTCAGGTTCAACCTTGGTTAAGTCTCGCTTAGCAACTTGGTCAAGCGGTTGACGTAGAAATGCCATAGCCTGATATACAGGTTCTTGTGCAATTTCTTTTGCCATATCTTCGCGAACGGCAGCGCGCTTTTTATCAGCTTCTTTTTGCAATGTTTTCAGATACTTAGACTTCTGCTTTTGGTACCAAATCATATTGCGCAGGGATTTCTGCTCTAAAGTATTTATAGATAATTCTGTAGCAATTTCATGATCTTGGCGCATTTCGTCATAATCTTTTGGCGAAATACCAAGGCGCATTGCATCATCTTGATGAATTAGCATTTCAAGATTTGATGCAGCTTGCGCTTCAGCAATTGCACTTGATGATGCAAGCATACGGTCCATTACACCTGTGATATCCGCATTCAATTCTGCACGGTCATTGATGCCCATAAACTTTTCAATGTTCCGGTACACGGCAATCATGAATTGTCTGAATCGGTTGAAAACTTGCTTTAATGCCGCGTTTGGTGCTTTACCCGTAAAAACATACTGTTCAAAAGTTTCTGCAAATTTTTCGTGTACTTCTGTTTTTTCTGCATCGGTGAAAAAATCCCATTCGCCCAGATCAGTTGTTTCTGGTGAAGCCCACTTCATTACCGTTTCCATATCCGCGCGGACTTGTGCGGGCGCATCAGGACTTAGGGCGAGTTGCATATTCATTTCTAAGAAATGATGCCCAAGTTCATGCACGAAAGTAGAGAAGTCAGCATTTTTGCTTAAAACAATTGTTGAACCATCTTGACCAGTGCTGAAAGTAATAGAGCCGCGTGTACCACCATTCGCTTGTTTGTAGATATTCGGATTATTAGCGTCAAAAGTTCCATTATTATTTATGGATTTAATCTGCTCAGAATCAAATACTGATAGTGTTTGATGCCCATCATCGCTAAATGCAATTGCATCATAACCAAGTGCTTTTAGTTTCGGCACAAGGTCATTTGCCCAATGTTTATAATTAAACTCATTTTTTGTTGAGCTCCAGTTGAACTGACCATTCTTAGCCTGATCCACAATACCTTGCCCAAGACGAGTATCTGCATCTATCCCAGCCAAAACTTTCAATCCAGTTTTTGTGTTTAGATCAAGCGGGTTTTCAGCTTTAACATAAATGGTCTCAATACGAGCATCTGGATATACAGGATTAATGTCGCCATAATCCATCATTTCCTGAATATCTCGGAAGCTTAGACGAGTTCCATCCTTACGGTTTACATATTCATTACCATCTGGTTCAAAGACATTGCCCTCATAGTCTTGGTACACTGGATCACTACGTTTACGCCCACCGCCTGCGCCTTGTGCGTAGTATTCAGCAATATTCATATTGTCAGTGGTATGTATTAAACCGCCTGCCCGATCCTTGTCCCATTGCGTCCAATTATCTCGTGTGCCGTGATAGCGAACTTGTGGTCTACCTTCTGAATCAATAGTCTTACTGTCACCAAACCAATTTTTCTCTGTACACGACAAATTTCACAGAACCCTTATCCTATCAGGGTTCTGCCTTCTTAAAATTGCCAAAATTTCCTTAAACTCTTCTTTTTTCCCAAAACCAATTAAACGCTGAATCGCCATTTGAACATAGTCTAAACCATAGCGAAATAAACTCATTGAGAGTCGTCCATGCTTCTTTATTTTTATCGCTTTTTT